TAGGAGATTAACAATTTTGTCCGACAAATCGTCAGGCAAAAACTTCAGAAAACCAAGGGCGTATAAAGCCACACATCCGTAAACGAATATCTTTAGGCATAGGTCAAAGGTCTTTTGGTACTCATTCATCTGCCACATCTACGAGTAGTTGCACAGAATTCCATCAACTCATTCACGCCAACAAATACTAAAAACAAGACAAAGAATATCCCGCCAATGGCCAGACCAATTTCAAGTTGTTCTTGCTCTTTCTGCTTGGCTTCTTTCTCAGCCTTCTTTAATGCACTTATTTCTTTGGCATCTGCCAAGTCCATCTCGGCCTGCCTGGCTTTAATCTTGTTCCAGACATCAATCTTTCCAGTCTGCATAAAAAGCATTTTTAACTCTTCCTCAAAGGCTCTGGCCTGTTCCAAGGCCATCTCGATCTGGAGAGCCGTTCCCATGTTTGAGCCTTTGCCGGACTGCTTGGCTTGCAGCATAGCTTTGGTGGCCACAGACTTGGCATCGAAAAGTTTGCCAATCATTGGCGCGAGTGAGCCTAAGTCTTGGGCAACACCTGCTGCCTTCTTGACCATGCTGATGGCGCTTTGTATCCCTGCCAGAGCCGTGATTGGATCGATCATTTCCTCTTCTCCCATTTGATGCAGACAACCTTCCGATTGTAGACATCACCAGTCCATGTCCACCTGGTGCATCTATATTCAGCAGCTGCTAATAGGACCAGAGCATAGATCATGGCCAAAACGAAATGATGACAAAAAAGCACCAGACAATGGTGGCGCTCAAAAGAGCCGCAGCAATAAATGCCACGGCCCAGTCTCTCATTTTTTAATCCAAGTCTGCCAGACTGCACCAGCAGCCATAATCAGCGCACCCACCCATAGAATAGGCTTGGCAGCAGAGGCTACCCATCCAAGCACTTTAAAAGCCCCATCAAGAGCCTTTATAGCCTCTACAAGACCTTTAGTGTTCTTGTCTATACTATCTACCTTGTTTTCGACTTCAATGAGCCTGTCGTAGATTTGCTTGTGGGTAACTTCGTTTTCCATGATTCACCTTAGAAGTTACGCTCAACCCAATCAGGGTTATGAGGCCAATCAGTAAAGGTTCTAGGCTCTGTGATAGTGCTAGGCAAATCACGCAAAGTCTGACGATATGTTGTCCACTCAGCCTTCTTAGGGATGGTGCAATCAGCAATCTGAGTCCAATCACAATCCTTGAGTAACTGGTTACGTTGACCACGAATGTTAGCCATTGCAGAGTCTTTAGCTGCTTGGATTTCTTCAGCACTCATGTCAGCCACTTGAACGACAGAAACAAACTCACCATCATCATAGGCAGAGCATGAAACCAACTTTTGTGTCAGTCGGTCATGGGCTTTGAAAGCATTGACCTTCTTAGCGTTGTTGGCAGTCAAGAATTCATCGCTTGGGCCATTAGCGTTGAATGATGTATTGCTAAACAGTTCACGATAATCGCCTACTGTAATGGGGCTAGTTAAGATTGCAATTTGCATGATGTTCCTTAATATGGGCCTGTGTCTGAGAGTGCTGATGTTGGAGGTGTAAATGTTCCTGTGTATCGGGCAATACCATTAGTAATTCTTAAGTCATCAATGTAACCATTAAAAAAATAAGCTGCCTCATTGACACTACATCCAATATGTCCATAATTGTCTGGAGCATCTGTTGTATATGTTGCAGAACCAACAGAAACTCCACCTTGATAAAGCGTTAAGGTAGTTCCATTTCTTACTAAAGCAACATGAGTCCATGCGCCAATAGTTAAAGAACTAGATGCAGAAATTAAAAATCCACCATTGTAAAAATTTAATTGTGTAGTTGATGGATAAAACCCAAGATTAAAAATCTCTGATGGGCCTTTATTTAGTAATTGAGCATAAGATGCTTGATTTGCATTTGGATAAACCCACATTTCAATTGTAAAGTTTCCAGTTCCAAAGCCAAGTGCTCCCATTTTAGGAAATTTTAAGAAATCACCAGTACCATCAAACGCAATAGACCCTGTTCCATACTTCTTAACACTTGTAGAAATCTGTGCATTACCACCAGTTTCTAAGTCGTTCATCATGGCGTTGTCAAAGATTGCGCCATTGGTGTAGTACAAAAGCAAAGATGTACCACTAATTGCAGTCAATGGCGTTGTGCTTGGCGTAAATGTAGTTGTGTAAACCGCAGTGCCTTTGACCACACGCAGATTGCTCATATAGCCAGGAAAAGCAAGTGGTGCGCTTGAGATGAACCTACCAATTTGTGCGCCACCACTATATGAGGGCGTTGTTGCTGATGACGCTGTTCCACCCGAAACACCATTTACCCATATAGTGTAAGTATTCCCACTTCTAGTCCCTGCAATGTGATTCCATGTGTTTGGTTTTATGGTAATACTAGAATCCAATATTACAGACCAAGAACCATTACCAGAAAGAAGTCTTGGCGCACCACTATTGACAGTTACAGCAACACCATTAACATTTGAAGTATGGTTATGGAAAACACAATACTCAGAAGATATGTTATCAAGATTAACCCATGCCTCGACAGTAAAGTCAGCAGATAAATTTAATGATGCGTCATCAGGCGCAGTTAAATAGTCACCACTACCATCAAAATACCCTGACCCACCAATCACGCTTGTGGAGTAGGCGGTAGAAGTACCAAATGGGTTGAAGCGTTGAACGCTTGGTGAGCCTGAGAAAGTAAAACCAAATGCGTTTGCTGAAGCATCAAAAAAACGATTGCTTTGGCAAGTCAATAAAGCAGTATTGGTGATTGCTGTCAAAGGCGTTGTGCTTGGCGTAAACGATGTTGTGTAAAGGCAAGTTCCTTTTAAAAGTCTAAGGTTTGATATGTACCCTTTAAATGCTGAGTTTGCATAATTGACAGAGCCAAATACTGTTACAGAACTATTTGAGTTTGGGAATACGCTTCCAGAAGCAGTATTTTGAGAAACACCATTAACCCAAAGAGTTGATGTAGTTCCGTTATATGTAACAGCAACATGAGTCCATGTTCCAACGCTTAAAACAGAACTTGCATTTAATAGGGTTGCAGTACCAAATTGATTAACTTGAATGTCGGTGTTTGAGCCACCAGCACCACCGCCACCCATAATCATACCGATGGTTGAAGAACCTTCAACAGTAACCATTCGTGCTTCATTTGTTAAAGCAGATGGATTTACCCAAAACTCCAAAGTAAATGAACCCGCACCTAAATTTAAATTTGCAGATGAAGCAGTATAAAAATATGCCGATGATGGAGTGAAGTTAGACCAATTAGACCCATAAGGCGAGAAAGAACCTTGGGTTGTATTGCCGTTGCGGGTGATGGTGAAGTTATTTGTACTGCTGTCTAGGAACGTATTGTTCTGTGCGCCATTAGTCCCATCGCCATGCAAGAGCATAGTGACGTAGTTAAACTGTGCGTCTGGCCCTGCGCCAGAGACTGCTGCTGTTTTACCTGCTGCAAACATTATTCAGTCCTTAGTAGGTAAAGTTCTGACCAACTGTCGTGCCATACCATTTTGAACCATCAGCAAAGAATGAATAAATATCTTGCTTGGATGCTGTGCTGGTGATTGTTGGTGCAGTACCGCCTGGCCAATAAACAGTAGACCAAGTAACTGTGCGTGAGCCTGTGGCATCTTGCTTCAGCAAAAGAATAAAAGACCTTCCAGCCGTGGCCGTTGGCATGGTAATCGTTGCGTTGCCTGTCAGGGTTAAAACTTGAAATGAGCCATCAGCCAGGCTGATTGTGTAGGCCGTGGATGTGTTGGCCGTATTCACCTCTTCGGTGTAGCCGTTTGTGAATGTGCCAGCCTCGACTGTTTTATTTGTCAGCGTCTGGGTGTCTGTCGTTCCGACCACAGTCCCGCTTGGTGCAGTCTTGCCAGCCCAGGTGTCTAGGTCAGCATCCCAAGCCTGGACATTTGTTCCAATCACCAAACCAAGGGCCGTGCGCGCATTAGCAGCTGTGCCTGCGCCCGTTCCACCTTTGCTGACTTTTAAAAATGGACCAGCATCAAACAATGCGTCAATGCTGTCCAAATCGGTATTGATCTTTGTTCCCCAGGTGTCGGTAGATGCACCAACTTCTGGTTTTGTCAGCAATAGATTCGTGGTGGTTGTATCAGCCATTTTTCACCTCATGCGGCAATTTGCCAAGATTCACTATTATCAGCAATTGGAGTCCAAGTTTCACTTGAATCACTAATTGCAGTCCATGTTTCTGACTGATCAGAGATTGGTGTCCAGGTCTCTGAATTATCAGATATCCCAGACCAACTTTCTGTCGTGTCACTTTCTGCTTCCCATTTTAGTCTTGCATTGACCGCCATGGATGATGTTTCTGTAAAAGCCACAGCACCAGACTGCCTGCGCTGCGCATTCACTACCAAAGTGCTTGTGCCAGTCACTGCAAAGCCAGAATTGCCAATGATGCTGGTTGAGACTGTCAGTGTCGATGTGTCTGTGATGGTGGCTGCGCCAATGGCGTATCTGACACCGCCCACCGCCAAAGTTGATGTGTCGCTGATGGCAGCTGCACCAATGGCATAACGCACCCCAGCCACGGCCATGGTGCTTGTGTCGCTGATGGTGGCCGCACCTATGGCATAGCGCAGGCCGTTGACGGCCATGGTGCTTGTGTCTGATATCGCCAGACTTGCTCTAAGAATTGAATTGGCATTGACCACCAATGTGCTGGTGTCAGATATTGCCAAAGCGCCAAATGTGAATCTAGTGGCTGCCACCGACATGGTGGATGTGGCGCTGATGGCCACCGCGACATTGGAAATGACCCCTGCACCCACCGACATGGTGGATGTGGCTGTAATGTTTACAGCAGGCTCAAATGTGCCTCTGGAGTAGTTGCCCTTGCCATAAGAGCCGTACCCGTAGCCTACCCTCGGATCAGAGTATTGGCCAACACCAAAATTCCCCGATCCATAGGCTGCCATATCAGGCCAAAGTGATGCTCAAGGATGCAGCTGGGATGCGCAAGACATCGCCATCATTGATGGTGCGCGCTGTGGTCAATGGCGCCCAGGCGAGTAAATTTCCTGATGTGCTTGCATCAAAGATGCCGGCCCAGCCCACTGATCCCCAGTTTCCACCGCTGGCAGCTGCAAACTCGATGGCCGCTGCATTAGTGAATGTTGTGGCCGTGCCAGAGCCGGAGATCGTGCCAGTCACCACCCGTGCGTAGCCGCTGCCAGACACTTCAGTGCCGCCACCCGTGTCGCTTGGTGCAGCCGTGAATAGGCCAACATACCAGGCAGTGGGGCGGGTTGCCGTGTTCGTTGTAAATAGAAAATTTAAAACTAGGTTTTCGCTGTAGTCGCTGAAAGATGACATGGTCTAGTCCTTATCCAAAAGTCTTTGCACGGGTCAGTAATGCACCGCCAGAAGATGCACCGCGATCATCGGCAGTTTGTAAATCATTTAAGGCTCGCTCATACAGCGTTGCCCATGTCTGGATTCTCGCATCATCTTGCAAGTATGGTGCAGCTTGGAGCAATGCTCCATACAGATAAATGTCTGGGCTTGATGCCAAAAGCCAATTGCTGGCCACACTACTTGATAACTTTGTCAACTTTGCGTAATAGGTTAGCTCAGTTGTGTAATTTGCATCGGGTGTTGGGACAATTCGGAATTGGCCACCAACAACACCAAAGAATTTGGGTTTGCCACTGGCCGTGTAATTGGCCGCCTCATTGTCCAAGGCATCAATGCTCAAAAACTGCAATGGGGTCTGTGGGTTTGTGCTTGTGAGCTTGAGAGATTTGGTCTCAAGAAAGTCGCTTGGCACTGCGCCATACTGCGCGTCAAAAGACGCATTGGCCCTGACAATCATCTGCCTGGTGCGCAGTGTTCTTTCGATTTGTGCTTCGGCCAAAGAGATAAAGTCAGGAATGGCTGTCGTCAGGTCCGACCGGTTAAGCCAGTCACCAATGGATGTCTTCAGCTCTGTATAGGTTGTCAGTGCCATTATTGGGCCTCTTTTTCCATCTCTTCTTTCACAATCCAAGTGTGTTCATGGCGAAATTCAAATGTGCCAATGTGGCCAATTTCCTTTGAGACATCATGGTCGATGTAGACTTTGTAACCCAGCTCTTGCGCTTTCTTACAAAAGAACACATCCTCACCCATGTAGCCTCTGGTGGTCTGCCATGGCATATCAAACCATGGCTCGCTCATGCCCTCAAACACCTCGCGCTTGATCAGCATTATGCCCGTTCCAATGCTTCCCACCTCTTCCAATCCGGTGGATTCTGGCAT